GTCATACCTCGAATCATTAATGAAATTTACGATAAGCGTGTAATTCTTAAAAACGCAAAGATCGAAGCTCAGAAGAAGAAAGCTGCACTTCCAAAAGATGATAAAGTAGAACTTTATAAACTTGAGAGAGATATCTCTCGTTTAGATAATCAACAGATTGCAGTAAAGATTCTTTTAAACTCTTTATACGGTGCTTTAGGTAATGCTTACTTTCGATACTTCGATATACGAGTTGCAGAAGCAGTTACTCTATCTGGCCAAGTTGCGATTCGCTGGGCAGAAAAAGCCGTAAACAAATATCTGAATGATACGTTAAAATCAAACAACGTAGACTATGTAATCGCGATTGATACTGATTCGTTGTATGTGAATATGGAAAAGGTTGTAGAAAAGTTTCAACCGAAGAATCCTGTAAAGTTCTTAGACGAGTTCTGTGGAAAAGGCGTGACTCCTGTTTTAAACGCAGCTTACGAAAAGCTTGCAAAACAAATGGGTTGTCCAAAGAATCGTATGATGATGAAGCGTGAAGCGATAGCTGATCGTGGAATCTGGACAGCAAAGAAAAGATACATCCTAAACGTTCATAACAACGAAGGCGTCCAGTACGATGAGCCAGAAATTAAGATCATGGGTATTGAGGCGATTAAGTCCTCAACTCCTGAAGTTTGTAGAGATGCAATGCGAGATCTCTTTAAAACGATTATGACAAAGGATGAAGTTGCAGTTCAAAAAGAAATTGCAGAATTCAGATCTAAGTTTGATGAACTTCCTCCTGAGCAAATTGCTTTTCCTCGAGGAGTATCCAATCTCAGCGAGTGGGCTTCAAACTCTACAATCTATAAGAAAGGTGGAGGAACGGGAACTCCAATTCATGTAAGAGGCGCCTTACTCTTTAATCATCACGTAAAACGTAATGGACTCGAGAGAAAGTATGAGTTGATCAAGAACGGAGAAAAGATCAAGTTTACATATCTGAAGACTCCAAATGTTATTCAAGAGAATGTAATATCTTTCATTGATATTCTTCCAAAGGAATTGAATCTACATAAGTATGTTGATCGTGACATTCAATTCCAGAAGACTTTCTTAGATCCTCTTTCTCAGATACTTGAAGCAGTAGGCTGGAGAGCTGAAGGCGGATCAAATCTTGAAAGTTTTTTCTCTTAATTGTTTACAACTAGCCAAAACTAATATAGGATACAAATATGAGCAAGAACTGGGTTAAAGATATCGGCGACATGCATAAAAAGTTTGGAGTCAATCCTGTGATTCGATCACTGGATGAGCAAAAACTTTATTCTTTTCTAGAATTTAGAATTAGATTCCTAGAAGAAGAATTGAATGAAATGAAGAACTCAAAAGAAGTGGACGATATTGTCGACGCTTTGATTGATCTTTGTGTTGTTGCAATAGGTACTCTTGATGCCTTTGATGTTGATGCTTATAAAGCATGGGACGAAGTACACAAAGCAAACATGGCGAAAGAAGTAGGAATCAAAGCTTCAAGGCCAAATCCTCTAGGACTTCCAGATCTCATTAAACCAAATGGCTGGGTTGCTCCAGAGCATAAAGATAACGTAGGTCTACTAAGTAAACTCCAGAAGAAATGACGTATAGCTTTACTCTTTTTAAATCTATCTTCGATAACAAGACTGCGAAGCGAATGGACTTCAAGTCTTGGGATAAGTTCGAAGCGCTGCTTTATCAGTTATCAAAGCAGCCAGGATATAAAGCAAAGAGAGGAGAAAAGAAAAAATCTTCTCCTTTGATATCTCCTGCGATTTATAAAGAGAACACTACGCGAGCAAATGTAAATGTAATCGCCTGGGCTGGCTGGGCAGCTCTTGACGTAGATAGCTATGAAGGTAGAGTAGAAGATATCGTTGAGAAGTATAAGAACAAGTATTACTTCGTTTGTTATTCTACAGCATCCTCAACAAAAGAAAAACCAAAGTTTCGTTTAGTCTTCCCTTTATCTTCTCATGTTCCAAATGAAAAAATTCGTCACTTTTGGTATGCCCTGAGTAAAGAATTTAATTCTATTGGAGACGAGCAAACAAAAGATTTTAGCCGGATGTATTATGTTCCAGCTCAGTATCCAAATGCAGATAACTTTATCTTTACTGTAAAAGGTGAGTTCATGAATGCTGAAGAACTCATGACTAAGTATGAATTCTCTGAAAAGATTGGAAATTCATTTTTAGATAGACTTCCTGATAATATAAGAAAAGAAATTCTAAACATTCGCAAAGATACAATGACGAATAAGAATATCTCCTGGAGTTCTTATCGTGATTGCCCTTTCGTAAACAAAAAACTTATAAACGAATATAAAAGTATTGCAATGATTGATGGCAGCGGAAGATATCGCATGATCTATAAGATCATGACAAGTATCGCATGCAACGCTGTAAAAAAGAGTTATCCAATCACTGCAGTTGAAATTGCCGAATTGATTCGTGAACTCGATGTTGAAACTGCTAATATATACCAGAATCGTCCTCTGAAGAATGAAGCTGATAGGGCGATAGAGTATGCCTATAAACACTTACCCTAATATTATATGAAACCTTTTTCTGAACCGGTGATGAATTATTGTGCCCAGAGGGGCGTGCTTGATGTGGGTAAAGACTATAGCAAAGATCTAGAGCTATTTGTAAACAATATTATTCGTGAACAAAAGTACCCTGAAGGTCACCCTCAGTATCGCGATGAAAATACTATCCGCGAACACACTGCACCGGGAATGGGTGCTGAATGCTATCTACTCTTAAATAACTTATTCAAGCAGGTATCGCCGGCAGTAAATAATGCAAAGAGTATTCCATTCGGAAAAAGAATGCAAGATCTAGAATGTGAGGGTAGATTTATTCAAGTAAAAAGCTGCCTCTTACATCCTGAGTACGGAGATCTTAATTGGAACATATCAGATACTACGATTAAATCTTTATTGCATAGCTCCAAATACTGTGACGTGCTTATGGTGATTGGATATGAAAAGATAGCGTATCTCAAGTATCTCTATACGCCTCTCTGGATGATTGATATTAAAGAACTCGTGAAGACGCTTGGATACTTCAGGAAAGAGGTATCTTCAACCGGAAAGACCTATTATCGAGTAGATTCTTCAGCCGCTCGAAGAAGAAAAATCTTACTTGATCTCTGCATTTTATAGTTTACAAATACTGAAAAATAACTTATATTAATCCCTTATGAAAGAATCCATCAAAGTTCTCCAAGAATGTGCCGAACTTCAAACGAAGAAGTCAAACGATTATCAGAATCCAAATAGCCGAATTCGTCAATCTGATTATTATCCTCGTGGTGTATCTTCTATTCTTGATATCATTCATGCAAAAACGTTGAGAATGCGATCAGTCATCGAAGCGATGGAGAATGATCCAAACTACAAACCTAACTTTGAATCGATTGAAGATTCTGCGAAGGATCTTATTAATTACTCTTCTTTTATCGTTGCATATATACGTGGCGGTATTGAAGGTCAAACCTCTGATCGTGATTTTTTAAATCGTCCAATTCAAAAGTCCAATGATAAATCTTCCAAGAGTTAAAGACATACGTCAACACTTCATTGATGAACTGGCCGCAGGTCGATTTGTCTCTGATAAAACTGGTGTAAAAACTATCGAGTTGATTGGTGCAAACTTCATAGCTGACGAAGAAGCAATCTTTGGTAAAGTTACTGAGTACGTCGAGCGTGAACTTCAGTGGTATGACTCTTTGTCTTTAAAAGTATCAGATATTCCTGGTGGTCCTCCAAAGATCTGGCAACAAGTTGCTTCTACAAAAGGTTACATCAATTCAAATTATGGTTGGTGCATATACTCTGAAGCAAACCATAAGCAATATTGGTCAGTTCTTCTTGAACTATTAGCACACCGCAACTCTCGTCGAGCTGTCATGATTTACACTCGTCCAACTATGCACCAAGATTATTGCAAAGATGGAATGTCCGACTTCATGTGCACAAACGCAGTTCAATACTTACTTCGTGATAATAAGCTTCATGCAGTCGTGCAGATGAGAAGTAATGATGTTGTCTTTGGTTATAAGAACGATCGTTATTGGCAATCAATAGTTCTAGATCGTTTACTCGAAGATTTGAATAAGAAAGCAGATGAAAATTATGAAAAAGGTAACATCATCTGGAATGTTGGTTCTTTACACGTTTACGAAAGACACTTTGATCTCTTAAAAGATGGACAGTAAATGGAAACAGAGGTACCTTAACCTCGCAAAAGAAGTTGCATCTTGGTCAAAAGATCCATCTCGAAAGATAGGCGCAGTCGCTATCGGTGATCGTGGCCAAGTTCTTTCTCAGGGTTATAATGGATTCCCTCGACTCATAAATGATACAGAAGAAAGATATAGCAATCGCGAGATCAAGTACAAATACGTAGTTCATGCCGAAATGAATGTGATCTATAACGCTTCAATGAATGGTGTATCCCTTCGCGATTCTACAATGTTTATTCATGGGCTTCCAGCATGTTCAGAGTGTGCAAAGGGTATGATTCAAGTTGGATGTAAGCATATCGTTATGCCTAGAATAGAAAGAGCCGGAAACTGGAAAGATTCATGTGAATTAACTCTAAGTCTATTTGAAGAAGCAGGTGTTACTTGGGAGTTTAGCGAATGAAAACAATCGTAGTGGGGATGAATCCCTCAAATAAAATTACGGGAAGTCGAGTAAGAAAAAACTCGACTTTTGATCGTTTAACGTTATGGATGAATACTATTAAGATTGATAAGTTCTCATTCATAAACACCTTTCATTGCCCAAAAGATAATCCTAAACTCAGTGATGTAGACTTTACTACACTTGAATTAGCGCGTCCATATAAAAGAGTATTAGCTCTTGGAGGATTTGCCTCTGCGGCTCTTAAGAAAGCTGGAATTGATCACTTTGTTCTTCCTCACCCGAGTCCTCGGAACCGGAAGTTAAACGATAAATCTTATGAAAAATCTATTCTAGAAAAGGCCTATAAGTACATTCACATTAAATCATGAAAATATCAATTATAATGGGTAGAGGTATTGAAGGGTGTGGAGTAACTAAGTTCACACTTGAACAGATGAAATGGCTTAAGAAACATAAACACGATTTCGTAGCCTTTGCATCAAGAGACAAATCATGGACAAGAAAGAACGCCCATGACACTCAAGGCATTACTGAACTTAAACTGAGTAAGAAAGAAGAAGTCGATAACATGATTCATGCTTCAAACGAGTGTGACATCGTAATCGTAAATAGTCTTCCTCCAGAATCATATAGTGATGAAGCTGTTCAAGGATTTTCGCGAGCACTAAATGAAATTAAGAAGCCTATTGTTCTTATACAACACGATCATTCTATGCAATCTATTCGAAGAAATGCATGCATGGATGAATCTATTCAAAGAGCAGACATCATCTTTGCTCATAGCGTAACCAATGATTTTGCACAATACGCTACAAAGATTCGTGGAGGCGGGCTCTCAAACTTTATTGACGACAATCCATTTGAAGTTCTTGGCTTTCAGCCTGGAATGTATTTCGATCCTGTAAAAGAAAAGTACTGGAAAGCTGACATCAAGACTCAAGATGCAAAACACAATAAGTGGATTGGAAGAACCACGAGTTGGAAAGGATATAAGGAGATGTTCGATTTCCATAATAACTTTCTGAGGAAGGCTGGCTATCTTACTACTTTTGAGGGAATTGAACGCTCTCCAGCATATCTTGGATTTCAAGAACTCTCAGATTTTCATGGATTGATTAATGAAAACGTATCAACTGTAGATCTCTCAAAAGGTTATGGAGATCTGGTCTATGTCTTTGGTCCTTATGTAAATTCTGAAATGCTTGAGCGTATGTCACGAGTAGGATTTGGCTATCAGCTTTCATTATTAAAGCCTCACTTTATCGAGAGATCAATTGAGTACACTCACTGTGAATTGGCATGCACTGGAACAATACCCGTTTTTAGAAAAAAGTATGGGCAATTATGCAAGCATCGTCACTATAAAAAGCCATTGATAGATTGTAAGAATAACGGAACAGTCTGGCTTGATGAGGAAAACATGGCAGAAACGCTGGAGACAATTAAAGCCCTCGAGAAAGATCCTGGAATGAGAGAAGAATGGCGAAACAGCGCATTTGAATTTTATAAGCTACATCAAGATGCAGAATATACTTTTGCCGAAATAATGAAAAGAATTAAAGAAAAATTATGAAGTACGCATCAATTGTTCCCTTAATAGGTGGTGAGACAATCGCCATGCAAAATGTATTTGGTTCACGGCCAGAATACATCCTTTCATATTCTCTTTTCTCTAATAACGATCAGCATATAGTAAAGTATTATAATGATGAGGTGCAATACGCGCTTATCGATAAGAATGATAAAGTAAATTTGCGTAAAGGAAAGATTGACGTAGTCAATACCGTATGCCCTTGCGCAGGATTAAGTTCTTTATCTCCTTCTGCAAAATCTGATGCAGCTGCAAATGATTGGATGAGTGAAACGGCTAAGTTTGTTCTAGAAAACATACAGCCTCAGGTATTCTGGGGTGAAAACGCTCCACGCTTAGCCTCAAAGATGGGTGAACCAGTTGTAGCTAAACTTCGTAAGATAGGTAAAGACAATGGATATACATTCATGATCTATAAGACGAAGTCTATCTTACATGGATTATCTCAAGTGAGAGATCGTACATTCTACTTTTTCTTTCGTGGTAATAAAGTGCCTCTATTCAAATACTATGATCGCGATCATGAACGAATAGAGGATACAATTCGTAAAGGCGCTACAAAGAGTAGCGATCCAATGAGTCAGCTTACGAATAAGAAGACTCCGAGTCAAGATCCATTCTATCGATTCGTATTAGAAGAAATACATCAGGGAATTTCTCACATGGAATTTCAGCGCAGCATCGAGAGATCAATTGGCGCGATGGACTATCTTGAAAACAGAGGCTACAATTATAATAATGTAGCTGCTTGGTTTAAAGAAAAAGGAATAGACCAAAAGCTTATTACTAGGTGTTCCACTATTCAAAAGAAGTTAGATGCAGGTGGAAACATAATGAGAAAAATCACGGAGATTCCAAAGGATTATATTGGAGCTTTCGTTGGTCACTATCCTATGAGTTTATCTCATCCGGATGAAGATCGCTATTTGACAATACGTGAATGTTTAGAGATCATGAAGCTTCCAAAGGATTTTCAACTCCAAGGAGGACTCAGAAATCTAAATCATATTTGCCAGAACGTTCCAGTTACAACTGCTCAAGATATGGCTGCTGAGATTGTCAGTTACCTCAAAGATAAGTCAGACTTAATTGATTCTAGCTTTGCGGTCATTGATAATAAAACAAAGACTTATATGTCTGATCATAGATCAGAATCGTTAGACAAATTTTTTGCCTAAACACAATAAGTTGTACAGTTACGCAGTACTTGTTATATTTAGTACATACCAATTATTATGTCTACACTACTCGAAAAACTCAAGAAAAACTCTAAGTTAGAACTCACCTCAGTCCTCTCGAACTCGACGGTTTTTAACAAAAAGGACGATATCGCGACAGACGTCCCAATGCTTAATGTAGCTCTCTCCGGAGATCTCGAGCGTGGACTCACGAGTGGATTAACTGTACTCGCTGGTCCTTCAAAACACTTTAAGACATCATTCGGTCTTATCATGGTTGCATCTTATCTAAGACAATATCCTGATGCAGCGATTCTTTTCTATGATTCTGAATTCGGTTCTCCGCTTGATTATTGGAAGACCTTCGGTATTGATACTGATAAAGTAATTCATAGCCCAATTCGTAATATCGAAGAACTTAAATTCGACTTAATGAATCAATTGGCCAACATCGCAAAAGGAGATAAGATTCTTATCTTCATCGACTCGGTTGGTAATCTTGCTTCGAAGAAAGAAGTTGAAGATGCTTTAAATGAAAAGTCAGTCGCTGATATGACTCGAGCAAAAGCATTCAAGAGTTTGTTCCGTATGATTACTCCATACCTTCACTTAAATGATATACCTCTCATCTGTGTAGGTCACACTTATAAAACACAGGATATGTATCCAAAGGATGTTCTCTCTGGTGGTACTGGTATCTACTATAGTGCTGACACTGTATGGATACTAGGTCGTCAACAAGATAAAGACGCGGAAGGACTGAACGGGTATAACTTCGTGATCAATGTGGACAAGAGTCGTTTTGTTCGTGAAAAGAGCAAAGTTCCAGTTTCAGTATCATTTGCACGCGGTATCGAGAAGTACTCAGGTCTCCTTGATGTTGCGTTAGAAGGTGGTTTTGTAGTGAAACCCAGCATGGGTTGGTATTCGATTAAAGGTTCTCAGAAGAAGAGTCGTGAAGCAGATACCTACACGACAGAATTCTGGGATCCTATCTTAGCTTCTCAGGAGTTTAAAGACTATGTTCGTTCCAAGTACAAGCTTGGAATGGGCGCAGTCAATACCGATACACCTTCTATTAAAGATGACGACGAAGAGAATTAATCGAATCACTGAGGACGACTACAACTTTGTAGAGAAGCCAGATTCACTGATGTACTCAGTGAAGATTAAAAAAGGCAAGTACAAAGATGTAATCGTTACTTATGGTAAAGTTGGAATAAAGACCAATGAGGACGGCGATGGCGCTACTCTCTCATTTCAATTCATTATTAATGAGTCTCCTAAGAAGCACAATAAGAAAAAACTAGAAAAAACATCAGAGTTTAAGAACCTATTAGGAGACATACTAAGTCACATCATTCAAAACGCGTTGGACACGGGCAAATATAAATTAGGCTCACAAGAACAATCAAATGGTATCGAACCTACAATTAACGATTCTACAGAAGCTGATCAATGATGAAAAGTTCTGTAGGAAAGTGCTACCCTTCATTAAAACCGAGTACTTCGAAGGCGCTCATAAAGGCGTGTATCGAATTATACTCAACTTCATCTCGAAGTATAACAAGCTGCCGACCTCGACATCGTTATCCATTGAGTTAGAGAGCGCAGATCTCTCTGAGGAAACATATCCTCAGGCTGTAAAGATCGTTGAATCTTTAAACGAGAATCCTGTCGTTGAAGAAAAATGGTTGGAAGAACACACTGAGAAATGGTGTAAGGACCGTGCGGTGTTCTTGGCGATCATGGAGTCTATTCAGATCATAGAAGGAAAGAGCAAGACGAAGGCTCAAACTGCAATCCCTGACATACTCCAGAAAGCTCTAAGTATCAACTTCGATAACAGTGTTGGTCATGATTATATCGCAGACGCCGATGATCGATTTGACTTCTATCATAAGATCGAGGATCGTCTTCCATTTGACTTGGAGATGTTTAATACGATCACGAAGGGTGGAGTTCCAAAGAAGACTCTGAATATCGCTCTTGCAGGAACTGGTGTTGGTAAATCACTCTTCATGTGCCATGTTGCATCTTCTGCATTATCTCAGGGCAAGAACGTTCTTTATATCACAATGGAAATGTCTGAGGAAAGGATCGCGGAACGTATCGATGCAAACCTCATGAACATCGCGATCGATCAATTGGAGACTCTTCCTCGTGAGATGTTTGATAATAAAATGACGAAGATCGCTGCGAATACGACAGGAAAGCTTATCATTAAAGAGTATCCTACGGCTTCTGCACACTCGGGTCATTTTCGAGCTCTCTTGAATGAATTGAAATTAAAGAAAGATTTCAAGCCAGATGTGATCTTTATTGACTATTTGAATATTTGTTCCTCGGAAAGAATCCGTGGACTTAGTGGCGGCGTAAATACATACTCATTCGTAAAAGCGATCGCGGAGGAGATGAGAGGATTGGCTGTGGAGTTTGATGTTCCCATCTTCTCTGCGACGCAAACAACGAGGTCTGGATTTGGTAACACAGATGTAGAGTTGACCGATACTTCTGAATCATTTGGTCTTCCAGCGACGGCAGACTTAATGTTTGCTTTGATCTCAACTGAAGAGCTTGAAAAGATCGGGCAAATCATGGTGAAACAACTCAAGAATCGTTATAACGATATCATAAAGAACAAAAGGTTCGTGATTGGAGTCGATCGATCCAAGATGAAACTTTATGATGTAGAGAATAAAGCTCAAACACTCACGAAAGATAGTCCAAACTCTAAATTTTCACCAAAGAAAGATCACAACTTCTCAGGATTTCAAGTAGAATAATCACCTATGAAAACTAAACAAATGACTTTTGCAGATATCTCCGAAGCATTCGAACCATACATCGAAAAGACGATTCCAATCTTTGAATTAGAAGTTCAAAAAGAATTATTCAATGATGCTGTTTTAGATTTACAATCCGCTCAAACTTGATATAGTATACTCTCAACAAATTACTACAATGGGAATGTTCGACTACTTACACGCTGAAAAGCTTCCTCTCAATGATGAGATGCGTCTGCTAGACTTCGATAAAAAGAAGTCCTGGCAACTCCAGACAAAAGACTTCAATAATGACATGAGTAACTATGTCATCAAAAACAAGATGCTTTATGTCAAAGAGTATAAAAATTGCAGGTGGATAGTTCCGGAAAAAGATAAATCCGAAAGTCCTCTTGACAATCTAGGTCACCTCGAGCACGATGGCGAATATCTGAAAAAAGTAAAATTCACAGGTGAAGTATTCGGATACGACTACACGCGAGATGTCAATGACAAGTGGGATTGCTTCAGCGAGTGGATGTTCACCTTTAATAATGGCGTACTCAAAAAAGTTAAACTTGCAGAGTTCACTGCAGAAGACAATGGTCCCAGGAAAGAATCATTAGAGAGATGGAAGAGAGACCAAGAGATCGAAAACGCAAAATGGCAGAACAAGTACTTATTCAACACTAGACCATACAGGATAGTAACAAAAAGAATCGCCAACGTTTTAATCTATATTGGACACAAATTTCAAGACTTAGCATTTGCAATAACTCGATAATACACTATGGAAAAATATAAAAACAGTTCAGAACCAAAAGTCGATTTCAATCCAAAGCACTATCGTCTTTTTGACTCATACAACTACCGTCGAAAAGTAAAAGCAATGATTGAACTCGTAAAAACGTGCAGAGGTATAACTTCATTCCCTCGTCCAGCTCCTCAATTAAAGGCAACTGCGACAGCAAATGAACGCGCTGCAAGAATGGATCTAGAAGAGAAAAGACTATCTACAGATACGATCCATTGGTTTGCTCAACCATATGATATTCACCACCGGTCTTCAGGTTCCTCAAACCAAGAAAGCTAATTCATGAGTCCTGAACTCGATTCCTCACTCTGCAAGAAGTACCCCAAGATCTTCGTCAATCGAAACGGAGATCCGCGTACAACTGCTATGTGCTGGGGATTTGAGTGTGAGGACGGTTGGTACCATCTTATAGATGTACTTTGCGAAGCATTACAGAATACGTATAGCACTGGGTTCGTAGTTCATGATGAAGTCGAAAACAACTATATTCGATTAGATCCTCCTCAGATTGTGGCAGATCAAGTCAAAGAGAAGTATGGAAGTCTTCGATTCTATTTCCATCAAGAGTATACACCTAATACTCAAATCATCATACAGAAATGGCCTGAAAAAGCTCAAGAGATTCTAAATGGTTATAGGAGTTATTTTAACGGGATTGTACACATGGCCGAGACCATGTCAATTCATACCTGTGAAGTGACGGGATCAATTGGGTCTCTTCATAGTTATAATGGGTGGATCAAAGTTCTAAATCCAGAATATGCACAAAAGAATGCTAGTGATTATACACCAATCCAAGAAGAAATAGATTCCACAGATGCGTAGACAATTCATTTCAAGATACCACGTCGATGACGTTACAATCGATACTCTAGATTCTTATTTGAATCTAGCTTTTAATAAACGCGAGAAAAGCGTTTGGTTTTGGCCATGCCCAATTTATCTCGAGCCTTTTGCAATGAAGTATGATATGAAAAAATCCAAGAAAGAAAGTGAATGGGACAAGTTCAATAAGTACGTAAGAGAGCACTATCCAATCCAGTACTTTGTTCGTAACACTATGAATAGTTTCATATATGATACACGGCAAAGAATCCGTAATTCTTATCTTAAATTCAAACATAGATTATCGAATCCTCATAAAGAGATGAGAGATCTAGTGTTTCCTTTTAAGAAAACTGATTTATGCGATATCATCATTACCTTTCATCTTCAATGCATAATCGATTTTGTCGAGCGTAAAAAATGTTTTGAAGTTATCGATTGGGACTCCACGAAAGAACATAAAAAATTAGCCAAGCTAATTCATCAACATTATGATTATGCAAAGACGGGTAGAGCACAGCTTGTAAGAAATCTAGATATTGCTTATGCCTTAGTTGATCTAAGTGATGAAAGACCCTACATTGCAGTTTACAAAGATGTTCTAGCTGCAGAAAAGAAGTTAAATGATACGGACACGAAGTTCTGTAAGTGGATTATTGACAATCGTGATACCTTCTGGACATAAGTTGCTGATAATCAACAACTTATAAAATTTAAAAATATCACTTTTTTATTTACATAAAGCGTTTAATTTTGTACTATAAGTTCAGGATTAACATCCGAAACTAATACATTAACCAATAAGAGTAATATATGCAATCGTCAACAACAACTATCGCAGCTGGTCACTCTGCTGCTAAAACACCAAAAACAACTGCAGCAACTCCTGCTACAACACCAGCAGGTGCTCCTAAGGCTCCAAAGCCAGTCAAAGCACCTAAGAAGGAATCCTTCCGCCGTGGTTTGAAAAAATCGGAAGCTATAGAAATCGTTGAGAAGTTCAAGTTCCCTACGACTCCATTTACGCTTCATCAAATCTTCGAAGCTACCGGCATCTGCCATTGGTACCTCGTTGATTATGTAAAGAAAAACGCTAAGATCGTCGGTGAAGCTCCAAAGCGTCCTGGCGTTCGTGGTAAACAACCACAGTTATATCAACTCTCAAAATGACCTTATTTTTTATCATAGTTCTTTGTGGTATTTCTTTCTATGCAGGATATTTCTGTGGAACCAAACTCCAGGGTGAAATCAATGCCACAGAAGACACCATCAAAAATGCAGTAGATACTATCAAAGGCGATATTAAAAAGTAATACGTCTTTTTCTCACTTTGGATCGAGTTGGTTAGGATCAACTAAACAACAAACAAAACAAAAACAATAACTGGCCTGACTTACGGATATAGCAAAAACCTCTTGGCCAACTCGATCCTTATTTTTTTCGTTCTTTTTCAGTCAACAAATTGTTAGAGTGACAGTTCATGAATTTATTATCCCTTCTTCCAGATGGAAGATATAAGGTAAACAAACCCGCAGTTATTCAGAAATTATTAAAACTTTTCGGAGCTAGGCAAGAAACGATAGCTCTTGGAGTAATCCCTGTCTCTCAGCGAGAGATCGAGCAAGAGGCCAGAGAGATTACTAAATACAACGCAGACAACTACATCAACAAACTAGAAGAATAAATTATTACTACTATATGAACCGATTTGTAAAATTCGCCGAAAACTACTTATATCGCCTTAGTTACATGTCATCAGGAATGATGATTGGCTTTGCCATTCATAATGCTTTTGACCACCGTTATAACGCAGCATTCGTGGAATTGATGCTTTCAGGCATTAATTTACTTTTTGCCCTTTTATCCGACGAAGACAGAAAAATTGCGGCCATCAATGGACAGTGAGATAGCAGTCTCAGGCGGATCAAAACTTCAAAGAGAGCTGGTGGCAGAAGCGGCCAGCTTTTATTTGAAGAAGTTATTACCTCATAATTACTATGAGGTAATGCTCGTTATTAAACTCAGAAAAGACTATTACGAAAGGTGTGGTTGCCGTGCTGACGTAATGTGGGAGGATGACGAAGATGAGCCAAGAGAATTTGAGATAAACATTGACGCCAGTATGCAGATACATGGGTTGCTTCGCGCACTTGCTCATGAGTGCGCTCACGTAAAGCAGTACGTACTCGGAGAATTAAGAGATACGAGCAGCCTACATGTCATAGTCTGGAAGAAAAAGAAATACGATACTCGAAAGATAGACTACTACGATTTACCATGGGAGTTTGATGCTTATGGTAGAGAAGTAGGACTTCATGCTAACTTCTCGCAGCAAAAGAAGTTTAAGAATGCTTCCTGGAACAAGTATGATCCAGACTATATAAGAAAGTAAAGGTTTGTCATTTGGTCGAATAAATAAGACCAAATGACTGCCAATACTCTTATCTCCGACGTCAACGAATTACACATTGCCTTTGTTTTAGCCAATCGGAATTGGGCAAAGGTCGGTGCTGACGCGCAGAATCATTATAACAAGAGGATTGGAGAGATCACTAAAGAAGAGGCTGAAGTTGCAATTGGCCGTGCAGAAAAGATGGCTCAAGAATTTTTGAAATGGGCTTACAAGAACAAATACACTGGAGGGATCAAAGGAGTGTGGTGGACTTCAAAGCCAGGAGCTATCACTCGAATAGTTGGTAGAGAAGTTCCTCAGAATGGAAATCCTGCCGATGTTCTTGTTCAATTTTCTTCAGGACCAGCCGATGGCTATCTTGGTATCTCTGCAAAGTCAACAAGTTCAGCTAAAAAAGATATTGCTTTTAAGAATCCAGGAATTGGCACGATTGATAAAATACTAAAGCTTAATTTAGTAAAGAAGATTGAAAAGGTCACTGAAGACGCTGTTAAAAAATTAAGTCTTCCAGAATCTGCAGAGAAGAGAAAAGCTTATCTCCGATCGAATCCTGGAGTTCGTAAGCAAACGATAGCTATAGGTGATAAACTATTAATGGATCTTCGTGACGATATTTTTGAATGCTATAGCCGAATGAAGCCTCATAAATTAGTGCATCACATGCTCGATGAATGGCTTGATGCAGAGATAGTGTATCCTCCATACGTAAAGATTACAGGTAAGGGTGAGCAATCGCCTTTCACGGCAGAGATTACTCATCCTATACTCAATGAGAAGTGCGACTTTATTTCTAAATATGGAGTGGATCTTAAACTTTCAGGAGATAATAGTATTCGAGTTGAATCAAATAAAATGCTTATTATGTCTATTCGTTTGAAATATAAAGACGAGAAATTAGCGTCTTCAATTAAATTATCTGGAGAATGATTATTGGAATCACGCACTTTGGTGACGCGGCTTTCTTGCCGCTTCTTAACGCTTGGATCGAGCAATATAAAAAGTCAGGATGCAAATATCGAGTCGTGCTTATTTGTGACTTAGATGTTCCTATTCCGACTGACGCAGTTCCTTACGATAAGGATGGAACTGAACCTTTATCTTACCTTCGATTTTATACAAACGCTATATCCTCGATCGTTCGAAAAGGTAAGAACTTTGACATAAAAGGAACTCTCCTGTGTCAATCGATTCAAGTTCTAGGAAGATGCATCATACTCGATGCTGATGCATTCTTCGTCAAGGATCCTACTCGTATCATCGAAGGACTTCCAAAAGTTGCATTTGGGATTGGTGATGATCCAAACGTGAGACAGATCTCTGGACTCAATGAGTATGTTCGAGAATGCAATGCAGGAGTACTTTACTTTGGAACGGATAACTCTCAGGATCGAAAGGACATTGCTTCCTTATACGAGCTTCAATACGCGTTCTGCAAAGAAAGAAATAATAACAATATGCTTGAGCAGATTGCCTGGACGATGGTCGGTCACATACTCATGAAGCAAAATCGAGCCATTCAACTTCCTAGACAATTAAACTGGTCATACATCTGGGGTAGGAATACAAACGAAACATACATCCTGCACGAGCATGGACCTCAGAAATGGGATCGAGTCAAGGACGCTCATCGAGACAATTTCGGTAGACTCTCAGAGAAATATAAGGCTTATTACTATGCTTGATAGATCTAAAGTTCTAGGGATTGTTATGGCTCATGTCTCTGTAAGAGATACTGTCCTTCGGCATATCCCTTATTGGTTGAAGACCTGTGGGCACTTACTTATCGTAACACCTTTAGAGCATAAGCTTCACATCAAGCATCCTGAGATCGAGCTATTCCAGAGCGTGAATAATGTAAGCTCTTATTCCAAGGAAACAAACATGAGAGTCTATGAATGCCTGAAACTAGCAAGGGATTCTTATCAAAACTATCCGTATGTGATGCTTTTCGAGTATGATAGCCTATGTTGGGGACCGATACCCGATCGAGCGATCCCTCTGGAAGGATGGATATCGGCAACTAAGTTCATGAATGAACCGGTATCTCCTGTTCCTGGAAAGAAGTTTCTAGCCAATTATTACCTACATTACCCTCAGATCTATACAAGGGAATCACTTGAAAAGATCACTGATTCAATGGAGAGATTGACTCCGTGGGATGCAGAATATGGATACACCGATCGATACATTGGAATGGCATCAGAGAGGGCAGGAATACCTGTTTTTAACCTTCTAGAGGCAGGATTATCTTATTCCTGGGAGAATATATCCTGTGCCAGGTATCCTTCACGAGTCCAGGAGTGTATTGCAGCCATAAAGGGTGGAGCATTTGCTTCCCATGGCATAAAAGACCTCGAAACCTTGAAAACGATTTCGGAAAAGTCTCCTTTCGGCTATTTACAAAATCTCAATTTAGTATAAATAGTCAATACTATATTAAGGAATGGGATACTTTTTCTCATTCGATGGGCAATTCGAAACAATGTATTCTTTCAAGGATTTCATCACAGTCAATTACACGAATGGGCAGACAGAGATGCAAGATCTCTATGCGTGGAAACGTCATCATGGCCTACTTCCTGAAGAAGGATCCGCTCAAGAGGCGTTAGAGAAACATTGGGAAGATAGTCGCGCGAAGCAGAAAAAGAACATCGAGAGCTTTCATGGCAAAGCAACTCAGCCATGATCAAATCCTTCTCTCAATTCGTCATCGAGGATGCTCCAAAGGAGATCGTTATCGCCTTTGAGAAGTTCAATCCCCCGACACTTCATCATGAGAAGTTCCTGAATAAGATATTTGAACAGGCAAAAGGAAGACCCTATCGTATCTACGTATCAAATAGTGTTGATACGAAAAACAACCCACTTCCTCTCGAGGAAAAAGTAAAGTGGATGCGTAAGATGTTTCCAAAGCATGCTAGAAACATCGTAGCAGATAGTGTATCGGATATTAAAGATATCTGCTATAAACTATACGAGCAAAAATTTACTTCAGTGGAGATCTGTGCAGACGATGTAAGATCGATACAATATGACACAGTCCTGAAGGCAAACAATGGCGTATTTCTTGAAGGAGAAGCAAATAAGTTCTTCAACTTTAAAAAGGTCCGCGCTATATCGATCACCGAAAGCAATGACCTCGAGGATAGAATGAGACTTGCTGCAGCTGCAAACGATTTTAATACATTCGCAAAAGGACTTCCTTCAAGCTTCACTGAGATCGAGGAACTCTTCAATGCAGTTCGTAATGGTCTTGGATTAAAGGAATCAAAGAATTTTAGAAAACATATTCAACTTGAAACCGTTTCAGAACGGCGTGAGGCATATGTGGCTGGCCAACTCTTTGAAGTTGGAGATCAAGTTGTAATCAAAGAATCAGAAGAAGTTGGTAGCATCACTCACTGTGGACCTAACTATCTTCTTGTGAGCCTAAGTGATGGACGCAAGGTTCGCAAATGGTTGAATGCAGTTGAACTCGTTGAGAGCAAGGTGATCCCAAATGAAAAGTTGGATCCGGCTCCAATTCCAACAGCAAAACCAATTCAAGTTCGCACGCCGACTCGCGAAGGAATTTCAATCAGTAAAATACGCACTCTCAATAAAGCATCATGAAGAATCTTAAAGCAATCAGAGAAGAACTCGGAGCAGGAGAATGGGGTACACCCGAGCTTATAAACAAATATAAGCAAGGAACTCCAGGACAAGATGTAAATCCTGATAAGATCCAAACGAACGAGTTGTGTGGATATCCTACAACTTATGATGAAGCGGCTGGAATGAGTCCAGATGCACAGAATTTAAGATCATTAGGACACCTTTCTTATCATGCGGCTCAAGCTACTGCAAAAGCTCTTAAATTTCCTTCTCGCGACAATCACTTGAAGGCGATGCAAGCTCACCAGATGGCTCATGCAGTCTCGCAGGGTGGAGCAGTTGCTTATCATGATTCAAAGGCAAAAGAGCACGCAACTGCAGCGAAGTCAATGAAAGAAGGATTAGAAGACGCTTGTTGGAAAGGCTATGAAGCGATTGGAACAAAGCAGAAGAATGGTAAGACCGTTCCTAACTGTGTTCCAAAAGAGGAAACAATGGAAGAAGATCACCTTTCAGATTATTCTGCAAAGGCTCATGCAGCTTCTCAGAAAGCAAATGCTTCAAATACGAAAGCTGATCACGAAGCAGCTTCAAAAGCTCACACCGCAGCTTATACAGCTCACACGATTGATAAGAAATCTTCCGAAGCTGGACACCATTTAGATCAAGCTGCAAAACATGCAGCAATGGCGGCTAAATCCATGAAAGAAGAAGCTGATCCATTTGACAAAAAGAACGAACGCATCGCTCTTCGTAAGAAGATGGCTCTTGACGCTCAGAAGCGTGGAGATCACTCGATGCACAAATGGCACTTATCAAAAGCCACAAAACTTGAGAGAGGAATCGACGAAGCTATGGACTATAAAGAAGATGAATCCGAAGAAGTCGGTATGGCATGCCGTCAACTGCGTAAGATCGCAGTCATGGCAATGTCTATCGAGAATAAACTCATGAATGATGATGAAGCACTTCAGGCTTGGATGCAATCCAAGATCGCAATTGCTTCTGACAAAATTGATGAGGTATTCAGTAATGTAATGTTCTCAAATCCTCAAGACGCAGACAAGAAGTACGAAGAAGAGGAAGAAAAGAACGAGAAAGCATAATGATTCCTCCAATGCACGAATCTAAGGCAAATATTACCCTTCAAAAGAAGGGTCTATCCTGGCATGCAGTCGGAAAGATCTTAGCCTGGGTAACTCCATTTGTAATTGCTGGAGTACTCGCATATTTCCATACACAATTCCCAAGTCATCAAGAGTTTGATGCTTTAAATGGAACTGTTCGAGACCATATCTCAGAATACAAGGTCCGGATCGGTTCTCTTGAGGAATTCCGCGTAAGATCCGAAGCACAACAAAGTGCAATCAATGAAACTCTTCAATCGATCATTCGTGAACAAGCATCTCAGAGAGCAGTTCTCGAAGCATTAAGATCAGGACAAGATCGTATCTTTAACCGTTTAGACACACTCTCAGACAGATCCCTTACAAAAGTAGAAAATAAATAATCACATGGACTCAGTACCCACCGCAATCTCAGACGAGAAAAAAGAGCTAATGGATAAAACAAAAGCCGTCGCAGAAACTTATCTCTCGATGCGCAATGAATCGACCGATCACACCGAATCGAATCCGATATGGGTAGGTCACACTCGCAAAAACATTCAGAGCGATTACAAGGACTATAATAAAAGAGCACATAACGTCGATACGAACTTTCACTCCGATAAGACAATTACTTTTCACGGTACAAAACATAATGTTCGTAAAGCGGTGATCAATCATCACGACGACGAGCACGAGGCACGCAAGAATCACCCTCACTTATTCGATGAGGAATGCAATAGTCCCTTGGACAACCATCCAGGACAATACTTACTCGACGACGAAGCCGGATTAACCGCTCATCACTTATCAGCAAAAGCATGGAAAGCGACAAAAACTGCTCACGCCAAGTCGGCTGAAGCAGAATCAAATCCACACTTACATCACGATGCTCAGGCTGCTCATTATCATGCAGCAGAGTTACATGCGATTGCAGGAGAAGCTCATGGTAAAGGTCACCCCGCTCATGCAGGTCATGGCAAAGCTGAGGAAGTACACACTCAGCACTGGGAACACCATCGCAATGCAGTTCACGATGCGATGACTCAGAAAAAACCATCCTCAAAGAAAAGACTTGAAGAAGACAAGTACAAGTCTGAAACAGGTGGACTCACTCGTGCAGGTGTAGATAAGTATAATCGTGAAAATCCTGGACATCATTTAAAAATGGCAGTCACAACTCCACCAAGTGAATTAGATCCACATGGTAAAGCCGCGGCACGCCGTCACTCGTTCTGTGCTAGAATGAGTGGAGTAAAAGGACCTATGAAAGACGAGCATGGTAAACCAACTCGTAAGGCTCTTGCACTTAAAAAATGGAACTGCTAAACTAATAAAACTTTATCTTACTCAAAAAAACTAACTTACTAATTAATTAAGGAGCCCGTCATGGAAAAACAAACAAGCTCAGTTCAATCTCTTGCAGAGTCTTACCGCTCAATGCAAGCACCAGCAACAAACACAAACCGTCCTAAATGGATCCCAGCATCCATTAAAAACGAACAAGTAGAAGCTTTCACGAAAGCGATCTTCGAAGCTCGTGCAAATAATACTTCTATCGCTACTTTCGAAGGTAAGCAATATAAGATCAAAGAAGCAGTATTTCCTGAACTTGGAAATGAAAAAGAGATGCAAGCAAAGTCAATCGCTGCAGCTTATAACGAGCCAATGAAACCAGCTCCTACACAACAAGAAGAAGCTTGCTGTGACTCCGGAAATGAACCAGCTAATGTAGATCTCTCAAAGAAGATCCAAGTCGCAAATAAAGACGACAAAGAAACACAAGATTCAGCCGCAAGCATGATGCGCCCAGCAATGGCCGAAGAAGCTTATAATGAAAAAATGATGGATGAAGAAAATATAGAATCAAAGCAGGCAAATTTAGATACTCAGAGAGCTAATGCAAGTACAGGTCATGCTGATCATCATCCAGATTCAAAAACGCACTCTCATATAGATGCTTCTATAAATCATTTAAATGCGCATTCATCTCATAAACATGCTGCAGTTAATGCTAATAGTGATATCCATAACAAACATCATTTAAAAATGAGTGATCATCACTTAAACATGGCTTCTCATCATGCAAATGAAGCTTCTAAAAAAGCAATGGGACGTGACGAACATGGCGATGCAGAAAATGCTCACAGAAGAATTCAAAGATACGCTCAAGGACTTAATGATACTCTTGCTGCACATCATGCTACAAAAGCAAAAGAACATCATGCAAAAGCTTTAGAGGAAGGACTTTATACGACTGAAGAAGCTAAACAAGAAGACGAGAACGTAGGTACTTTCCATCTCAAGAAACAGCAAGCACAAGCTGCTGGAAAAACTTCTTTTGAAGTTGGCGGTGAAAAGTTCCCAGTCAAAAATGAATCAACTCAAGATGCTTGGGAAGAAGAGAAGCATTTAGATGAAGTACTCAATCCAAGTGATACAGCATCAAAATGGATCCACGATTTCGTTCACAGCAAGAACCCAAAGTTTGCTGGTAAATCCAAAGAAATGCGCCAGAAAATGGCTCTTGGAGCATACTATTCTGCTCAAAAAGAATCAGTTCAAGTTAACAGCACAAAGAATCTTTTGAGTGTAGCTGAAGCATATGCGCAAATGCAAAAGGTTTCTGTTAACGAATCGACCAATGCATTCCCAGTCGCCGATAATCCAAAGAAAGACGGTGGTCCAGACAATGCCGTTGCAGGTCCAGAAGTAATGGATCCAACAACGCAGAAGATGCGTGATGCCCATGTTAAAAACGTAAACGTCGATGATTCGGCTGAAGTTGGTGCAGCTCAAGATGGCGCAGATGCTTTAAAGCAATCAGATTTCCCAGCAGCTAAACCAGAAGATGCAGTGATTCCAAAGTTAAAGGAATCAACCTTAAAAGAAGATGAAGAAGGCGATAGCCCAGATTGGCATGGCGGTTATGTTTCGGATCACGAGCATGCATCAAAGCCTACTCTTAAACCAAAGCACGATGATCATGTTCATAGCAGAGCAATTGACAATCATGGATTTAATTCCGATGACTTCGCGAGCCATAAAGCTCAGTATGAAGCAGATCACCCTGGCGTGACAGTTCACCATCATGCTGAAGGAGATCCAGATCATGCTGTAAGTTATTCTGGACCAAGACACGCTGTAGCAAAAGCTGTACAATATCACCATAGCGACAATCAAGAAGCAAGTAGATATGGAAGACCTCCTGTAAGAAAACTGCATCCAGAAATCTTTAAAGGATACACAACAAAGACTGATGAATCTACTGAAATGGATGAGGGTTATAGTACAAAGGCTCATACTGCAGCTGCTAAATAATGAGCATACTCAAAAAGATTCTATCAGGCATCAGCATTTTCTTAGGGTATCACCCTGAGGAGAAGAGCTATCTTTCTGAATTATCAAGAGAAGAGTTTGAACCAGAAAATCCAATAGAGAGTACTGGTTCAGACGATTTCTTTGAGGAAGAAGAACTGATTCTTACAAAGGAATCAGTCAAGAAGCTGAAGAAGAAAGATCTTGTCGAGATTGCTGAGTTATTAAATCTTAAGGTCGCGAAGAAGGACAATAAACAGTCCCTTATTCGTAAGATCTGTAAAGATAGGAATCTTAAATGAGTAATCAATTCGATGCGTATCGTCAGATGCTTGTTGAATACGATTGTGCAAATGAATCGTTAGGGGATGTCATATCGCTTAACGTACCATTGCTGATTCGTATTCTTGAAGCGGCGAGAGAGGATATCAAGAACGATGTTGAACTTCACGAGTTCGTAGAAAACATCATTAAAATAAAAGACCGTGGTGTATTAACCACGGTCGATTATGATGATATCTGCGCTTGCTGGAAGAAGAACGGAGAAAAGCCACCATCTGAGACTACGTAATAAATACTTTCTATATTATGAAAGTATTCGATGAATTAAATGATGAGAATTTCTTGATCTTCGCCTCGAAGCACTATAACAACCCTCAGTGTGTAGATGTCGCAGAGTTTTATGACGATCTTGCTCGAATCAAATACATCAAACGACTCCTTCGGAGATACAAACAATCCGGAGAGATTCAAGAAAGACTAGTTCTCAATCACCTTATTGTACTCTATAACGTATTCGGAATCCAAGCAGCAAACAAGATGATCTTCTTCAAGATAGAATCAGAACTCTGGCCAGCAGTCAAGACCTTCTTGATTTATCTGGATTACCTATCGGAAGATGAGAGAGTAGAAATACCAGTAGATCTTAAAATAGCAGAAATACTTCGAAAGATATGAACATCATTGGCCAAGCAGCAGATGTAGTTTATACCTATAAGTTCCTAAAACTCTTAGTGACTCCATGGGAAAACACTGACGCGTATAAGCTTAAGATCGTCGATAAAGATGGAAATCTACTCAAGAAAGCTTCAGAGTTAAAGACGCCTCAGGAAAGAGACGCGTATAGTGTTTTCAATCGTCTTGTCTTCAACATCAAGAGACTCTTGAATAAGTTACCTCTTGGAAGAACTCGTCTTGCATCATATGCAGCTGCCTTATATCTTATTAAGGAACAGACAGGAATGACTGATAAAGGCATTCAAAAAGTATTTGAGAAGTTGGATGTAAAGGTTGACATGTCTCTGAATGAGAACACTTGGTTCTTGAATGAAAAAGGACAACTCCAACCTGGAACATATAGTCTCACTTCTCATTGTCCAATTGTAAGTAACGCAGAATTTAGAGCCTATCCTCATTCACGTATTCATGTCACAGAAGCAGTCACACCTGTCGGATATGTTCTAGGTGTACCAGTTTTTAAAGTAAAACACAGTGAAACTCAACAGATGATCTGTATCTCAACCGAAGACATAACTCGATGATCAAATCATTTAAAACATTCACAGAAGACGGAGGCGGAGCAGGCGGTGCCGGCGGAGGTGCTGCGGGTGCTGGAGCCTCAGGTGGAACTGGTTCAGTTGCAGCAAATGTAACTGGAGATAGCTCGACAATGGCTATGCCACCAAATTCAGGCGGTCTCATGCGCCGTAAGTACAAGTCTTTTGAGGTAGAGCCTGAGTTATTCAAGAAGTTTCAGACAGGAAGAATGAAGTTTGAAAGATGGGCTCGTAATCTGGATATGAACAACGAGAAGCATAAAGCCATATATGACTATGCAACTCGATACCGGAAGCATGTAGTGGTATTAAAGGATTCTACCACAGGTGCAATGAGGGCAATACGCCGCAGGTCAGTTGACGGGATGTAAAAATAGTTTCAATTTTTTTACACTGGAAAAATAATTCGTTATAGATAGGATACTGCAACCACTCTAATTTTAGAGTGTACACTTGCAGGAAGCTTGATAGAGTATCTTTTGATACTTTAATTAATGTCAATCTTTTTACAAATCCTACTATGATCTTCGAAGAACAGATATCTCGTAAACCTGACCACTATCCGTGGACACAAGAATATATTGAGGCCATGCAAAATGGCTTCTGGACTCATAGGGAATTTAATTTCCAGAGTGATAACCAGGACTTTCGTGTATCTTTAACTGAACAAGAGAAGGAAATCATTGTTCGTGCTTTATCCACAATTGGTCAGTTAGAAATTTCTGTAAAGAAGTTCTGGGCAAAACTTGGAGAGAATTTACCGCATCCAACGATCAATGACCTTGGATACGTGATGGCCAATTCAGAAGTAATTCATGGGGATGCCTATGAACGCTTGCTTGAAGTTCTAGGTATCTCTGATTCTTTTGATAAGATTCTTGAATTACCTATCATTCGTGGACGCGTGAATTACTTACGTAAGTACCTCCAGCACTTTCATACGGATAATAAGAAGCAGTTCGTTTACAGTTTAATCTTATTCACTCTCTTCGTTGAGAACATAGCTTTATTCTCTCAATTTTACACAATTGGTTACTTTGGCCGTTATAAGAATCTATTAAAAGATACCAATAAGCAAGTTGAGTACACTTCACGTGAAGAAAACCTTCATGCAATGATTGGCATCAAGATCGTGAATGTGATTCGTGAAGAACACCGAGAGATCTTCGATCAAGAGCTTGAGGATAAGATTCTTTCAGAAGCAAAAGAAGCCATCAAGTACGAGAGTAAGATCATCGAATGGATCGTGAATGGATACGGCGCAGAGAAGTTAAACACTGAGCTATTGAATCAATTCATCATGAATCGTATGAATGATTCCCTTGTCCAAATTGGATACCGTAAGATCTTTGATGTAGATCCAGAGATGATCAAGAAAACGACATGGTTCGATGAACAGATACTCGGTAACAATATGACCGATTTCTTCCATAGTCGTCCAATCGAATACTCCAAGAAGTCCCAGAGCTTTGCAGAAACAGATTTATTTTAATACACATAATGTCGACAAATACAGAGAAATACTATTGGCTTAACAATCATTCAAGACTCTATCTAGAGAGAGGATACTTAGAAGAAGGAGTCACTCCTGAAAAAAGAATTCATCAGATAGCTCAGAACGCAGAAAAGATTCTAGGAATAGAAGGATTCGCAAAGAAGTTTGAGGACTATATGTCTCGTGGATTCTATTCACTTGCAACTCCAGTCTGGACGAACCTTGGAAACAAGAGAGGCCTACCTGTCTCTTGCTTCAATTCTCACATCTCGGATAGAATGGAAGATATTCTATACAAAGCAGCTGAAGTTGGAATCATGTCCAAGCATGGCGGCGGAACTTCTGGATACTTTGGCGATCTTCGTGCCAGAGGTACTCGTATCTCAGTTGGAGGCGAATCATCTGGACCAGTTCATTTCATGGAGTTATTTGACACGATCGCAGACGTGATCTCTCAAGGATCGGCTCGTCGTGGTTCATTCGCCGCATACTTACCAATCGAACACCCAGACGTATTAGAATTTTTACAGATTCGAAGCGACGGCCATGCGATTCAGAACATGAGTATCGGCATTACTATCACTGACAAATGGATGAAGTCCATGTTGGATGGCGATAAAGATAAGCGTGCAATCTGGGGTAAAGTGATTCAGAAACGTTTTGAGACTGGCTATCCTTACATATTCTTTACTGATAACGTCAATAAAGCTGCGCCTAAAGTCTATAAAGACAAAGGTCGCAAGATCAATGCAAGTAATCTATGTTCTGAGATCATGCTCAGTTCAAATGAGACCGAAAGCTTTGTCTGTGTTCTTTCTTCATTAAATCTACTTCATTGGGACGAAATTAAAGAGACTGATGCAGTTGAGACGATGATCTATTTCCTTGATTCTGTGAATGAAGAATTCGTTCGTAAGACTGAGGGAATGAAGTTCATGGATCACGCACACAACTTTGCTAAGAACCAGAGAGCACTAGGTCTAGGTGTTCTAGGTTGGCACTCATTACTCCAATCCAAGAGCATTGGCTTTGAATCATTTGAGGCTAAACTCTTGAACACGAGTATCTGGAAAACGATTCGTGAACGTGCTGATAAAGCAACCGAAGAGCTAGCAGTAAAGCTAGGCGAACCAGAGTTCTTAAAAGGAACTGGAAGACGTAATGTAACCACATTAGCAGTTGCTCCTACAACCTCTTCAAGCTTTATCTTAGGTCAAGTTTCTCCAAGCATCGAACCATTAAATTCAAACTACTTTGTAAAGAAGCTTGCAAAAGGTTCATTCACTTATAAGAATCCATACCTCAAGGAAGTACTCAAGAAGTACGACAAGAACGATGATGATACATGGAAAACAATCCTTGTTCATGGTGGTTCTGTTCAGCACTTGAAATTCTTAACAGACGCTGAGAAAGAAGTCTTCAAGACTTTCGGCGAATTATCTCAGAAAGAGATCATTATCCAAGCAGCGGCTCGACAGAAGTTTATCGATCAGGGTCAATCCATCAATATCATGGTTCACCCAAAGACTCCACCAAAAGAAGTCAATCAACTCCTGATCTTTGCCTGGGAGCAAGGAATCAAAACTCTATATTATCAACGTGGAACTCATCCTGCTCAAGAGTTAAGTAGGAATCTACTTAACTGCGTCTCTTGTGAAGCATGATCCAGAAGCTCGATAAAGAATGTTCGTGCTGTGGCGCTATCTACGTAGTCGCTTTTCGTGTCTCCGATGAACCCATCGATTGGCCTGAAGAGAGCGAGAATGGAGATAGCGACACTGACTATGACCAATATCCAGAGTATTGTCCATTCTGCGGAAGTCATGAAGCCGATTCGGCGGACGACATTTTAGATGAAGAAGAGACATAATAAATACCACTTTATGTGGTACTATAATAATTTGCCTTTTGAACCAAATGATCTCGATCCCAAGAAAGACATAGGCTTTGTTTATCTTATTCGAAATAAGCACTCTGGGAAACTTTACGTAGGAAAGAAGCTATTCTTCTTTAAAGGATTTAAGAAAGTAAAAGGTAAGAGAAAGAGAACGCATCTCGAATCCGATTGGAAAGACTACTTTGGTTCAAATAAGGTTCTCCAGGAAGATGTGCAAGTCCTTGGAGTTGAACAGTTTGAGAGAACAATACTACATAT